TGGCTTTGACCTTGCCACCTTTTTTCATTCCTTTGGATTTTACTTTACCACCCATTTTATAACCCTTTTTCTTCATCATTTTATTTGCTCCTTTACTGACTTGTTGAGGGATTTTTGATCTCGATATTGTCACTGTCTAACAGCACTGAGAAAATTGTCAACTGCTGTATCAAGTTTGTTAACAGAACCACCTTGATTCATTTGTGTTGCAGGAACACCCTGTAACTTAAATAAGTTTCTTAACAATTCTGGTGATATACCTGGTGGCAACAATGGTGATGTTGCAGGTAAACTTGGTAACGCAGGTATCGTAAAATCTGGAACTCTCGTTGATTCTACAACAGGATTAGTCGGTGCCGTAGGTGTAATAACATCAGCTATCGGTGCTGTTGTCTCTGTAGGGTCTGACTCTACAGCTGGTGGCAACATACTTTGTATCATAGCTCTCATACGTTGCTCTTCAGCTAGTTTTCTTTCTGCTCTTTCTTGGTCTTTCAACCTGTCTCTTGCAATGCTTGATTGTGTACTTTCGTCATCTAATGTTGCTTGTGTTGCTTTGTATAACTCATATGGATCGCTATAACCCATAATACCCATACCTATTTTATTAACAAAAGGTGCAAACATACTCTTTTGCGATTTCATAAAACCTTCATCAGAATATTCTTCTGGTGGTGCAGGATCATCTGCTGATCTATAGTAACCAGATACGTCTTTTGATATGGGATTAACATCTCCAGACATGAAATCAGAAAAATTAGCTGAATCAGGATTAAAAGTGGCATATGGACTTTGAACAGAACCTAAATTATCCTGTGGATCCATTTGATAATTTAAATCAGTTGTTTGACCCATTGTTCTGTCTCTTTGAATTACATTATCAAACGGAACATAAGTAGAGTCTTCCATAGGAATAGTTATATCACCTCTACGCTCAGGCATCATACCAACATTTACAGGTCTTTGTGGTTGAAAAATTTCATTTGCAATATCACGAATATTGTCTAAAGCAGTAGAGTCTGTTTCAATCTTACGATTTGTGTCACCTTTTAAATCCTCATTTGTAAAACTACCACCAACTGTGATACCACCTCTGTTCATGTACTGTGGCTCAAAGACATCAACAGCACCACCCATGTTCATCATCATAGGTTGTTGCATAGGCTGTTGCATAGGCATCTGAGGTGCTGATATGTTCGGTAGAAGCTGATCCATAGTTTTCTTCTGGATCGCATCTTTATATCCCTCAAGATAGTTTTTTAACGCATTTCTTTTCTCAGGAGATACATTCATGTTCATAGATGGGGATGATTGCCCCTGTGGAGATGGTTTAGGTTGTGGTTGAGGCTGTCCACCCATACCTGTAGCCATGTAATTTGTCATTCGTAGTGCCCTCTTAATAGCTATTACAAGAACACTACGATATTTTTTTTATTTTGACAATATGTTATCGAATTCTTTTACTGCCTGACGACACATTCTAAAAATTTGGCTAAATTGTGGGTCATTATCACCCTTGTCTAACTCTTTCACTATGCCATCACGCAATCTTTCCATACGTTCACGTTCAAAAGGCGTTAATTTAGCAAATTCTTCCTTGCCTAACTCCTTTTCAATTAAATATTTCATCGCATACTCCATAACTAACGATACTTTTGTGCTTCCAGACTCATAGAACCTAAACATACGAGGCGAGATACCTATTTTCTCTCCCATTTTTGCCTGTGTCAAGCCAAGTTTCTTGCGAATTCCACGTAAATCTGTAGGTTTCCACTTGCTGTGTTTAACTCTCTCCATCTTGTACCTCTACTAACAGTCCTGATGACAGTAAATCCTCAACAAGAGCTTCCTTTGTATCGTATCTGAAGTTTTTACCTGACCACATGTTTGCATATTTAGCTGTTTTTCTTAAAAATTCTTTATCGTTCTGTGTCTCAGACCAAGAATCT